GATGGCCTCTGCCGACGGGCTGGAGTCGCGAAGCAGCTCCATGCTCGTCACGGCGATGTTCGCGACCTTGAGCGGGGTCAGGGTCGTGCTGCCGAACGCGAAGCTGGTCAGCGGCTTGGCCTGAGATTCACCGACCCAGTAACCGGTTCCACCGCCGGTCTGCGACAGCAAACGGGTGCGGAACGGAACCTGGCGCAGCGCCGGCACGTTGCCCATGCCGAACTTGCCGATGATGGTCTGAGGCCGCAGGAACTCCGCGAAGTCCGCGAAGGCGCTCGTCTCGGTGCCGACCAGCTGCGAACCCCAATTATGGGTTGCGTTGGTGCCGCCGGAGATGACGTTGGCCTTCTCGAACAGCTCGTGCAGCTCCACGTCGCGCGGGTTCATCGCCTTGGCGAAGTCCAGCGCCGACCTGAACTGACCGGAGCGAGCCGACAGATAGGCGCAGCCCATGGCCTTGGCGTACCGGGCGAACCGGATGCCGGGCGCAAGCTGTTCCTTCCGCTGCAGGATCACATGCGGTGCCGCCGGGTCGCGAGCCTCGGAAGCGCGCTCGACCGTCACCACGCCGTTGACCGGCTTGGCGCTGGCGACCTTGAGCGCCTGCAGCTTCTTCAGGCGAACCAAGTCACCGTCGATCTGCCCGACCTCCTGAGCGAGGGTGTCGTGCTCCTCCTGCTCGCCGGCCTCCGTGGTGCGGCCTTCGTCGATGGCCTTCTGCATCACGGCTTCCATGCGCGCGACGTTCGCCGCACGCTTCGCCTCGAGGGAGGCGATCTGCTCTGCCAGTGTAGCCATTGCTATTGGGCCTCCTTTCGGCCCGGAAGTGTGACCGTGATCGGATGCAGCCGCGTCGGGGCTCGCAGGATCACGGGCTGGATGCGTTTGATTTCCGGGGCGCCGGAAGGGTTGGCAGGCTGGCCAGACGCGGCCATGTCGCAAAGCGAGCGCACCGTCGTGATGCTCGCTTCCGAATTCGCGGGAACGGACACGATGCTCAATTCGAGCCATTCCCATGCCGTGAACCGAATGGAACTCGTGTCCTCGATGTAGCTGCGCTCGATGGCGCGGAACCCAATGGACAGGCCGTTGATCAGGCCCGACTTGACGGTGTGCCAAGCCTCGTCAAGCCGATCCTTCAGCTTGCCGGGCTCGTCAAACTTGATGATGCGCGCAGTCACGTCGATGCCGTCTTTCCCGACCTTGGCAGAGAGAACGTGCCCGACGGGCTGGCGCGAATCGTGGTGCATGAGCAGAGGAAGCGGCAGCTTGAATTGTGCGCCCTTGGGCTCGACCACGTCGCCCATGCGATCGGGTTCCGGCGTCGAGGCGATGCCCTCGATCAGCCGCTCGTCCTCGCTGACGCGCTTGACGGTCAGCAAGCTATAGGCCCTGTTCATGGGGTCCCTTTCAGCCAACGAAGAACATTTGATATTCGCGCGGCGACACGCTGGTGTTCGTCGTCGCGGCGCCCACCGCCATGGTGAGCGCAATGCACATGTCGATCCGGCCTCCGGGTTTGTTTTTCTCAAAGCGCCGGAGGCCGGCCGGCGATTGCCAGAACCGTGCCGCGGCGACTGCGCTCCGCAATGCAGGGTTCACAGCAAACCGAATGCGGCCCTCTAAGATCAGGTTCTCCAGCTCCGTGATGCTCTGCGGCATCCATAGCGGTGCCGGCTCGTGCTTGTGCCTCTGTGTGCAGTCCGGCGGGCATCCCTTGCGCTGGCCTAGGCCTTGGCCGTGCTCGATCAGCGGCAGCGTCGCGCCCGTCTCGTTTACGGCTTCCTCGAAATGCTTGATCAGATAGCGGTCATAGGCGACCGCCTCCAGATCGTAGGCGTTGGCGTCCTTGACCAGGTCGTTGGCGATATGGTCGTAGCGGACGATCGAGCCCGGCGTCGCCGTGATGTGTCCCTGCTTGGCCCAAACGTCATATGGCGCACGGTCGAGGCGCGCCCGCTCGATCAGGGTATCGGCCGGACTGTAGCCGTGCACAAACGCTGCGAACCGCGGCTTGCCTTCCTCTGTCTCACCGTCCTCAAATACCAGAGCCTTGGCGCTCAGGTCTTTGGTGGCGCCCAGATCGAGGCCGGCGAACGCGGGCTTGCCGGCGAAATCGGACAGCTCAAGGTCCGGATCCTCGCACGCTTCCCAAGCATCCCGGCTGATCCATGCGGTTTCAGCGTCGGTCCAGACACAGAAGTGCAGCCGCAGGATTCCGTTCAGCTTGCCGGGGATGGCCTTCGCCTGAGCGACGACGCCGGCCAAATAGTCCTCCGTCAAGATCGTTCCCAACAGAGGGTTTGCCTTTTTCCAGCACGTCGGATCGTTCAGCGGATCGTCGCCATCGTCGAGGCTGCACACGTAGGCGAAGGTTGTGTCATCCTCCGTGTCGCCGTGCGCGACCCTGATCGCGTGCTCGTGCTCCTCCCAACAAACCGACTTCCGGTCGGTGCCGGAATTCGTGATCATGAGCAACAGCGGCTGGCGCCTGAATTTGAAGCCGCGTTCTAGCAGCTCCATGACGTGCCGGTCCGGGTGCTCGTGCACCTCATCGCACAGCGCGAAGTGCGGTCGAGGCCCTGAACCGGAGCGGCCGGCTTCTCGAGACACGGTGCGGAAGAACGCACCGCTCTGCGGCTTGCCCAACATGGACATATTCCATACCGGGTTGCGCCCGCTGAAGGTGATCTTGCTCGCCAGCGCCGGCGACTTCTCCGCCATGCGCACCGCGTCTCGAAACAGGATTGCCGCCTGTTCCTTGCGCGCCGCCGCGGCGTATATCTCGGCTCCGGCCTCGCTGTCGGCCGACATGCCGTAGAGGCCGATGCCGCCTGCGAGGGGTGACTTTCCGTTGCCCTTCCCCTGCTCTATGTAGGCGCGACGGAACCGCCTCGTGCCATCGACCCGCTTCCAACCGAACAGCGCCCCGACGATGAACTGTTGGCTGGGGTGGAGCTCAAACGGGATGCCCTCGAATTGGCCCTCGCTCAGCCTTAGCACTGTGCGGAAGTACCCAAAGACCCGTTCGGCCGCCTTGGCATCGAACGCGAGCCCGCGCGCCTGGCCGGTTTTCAGGTCCTCCATGTGGCGCCGGCAAGCGGCTCGTACGTGCGGCCCCGCCATCTCGGCGCCCTCGAGCACCGCCTTGGCGTAGGCCGTCGTTGGATCGAGCTGCTTACTGGAGATAGGCTGCCGCGGGGTCTTCGTCTTCTTCGGGCGGGGCATAGACCTTAGACCTGTCCGCCGGCGTCGCGCCCATCCTGCTGAGCAGGGACAGCAACCTACCGACTACCTTCTCGTCTCGACTTCCGCCCCAGAGCTTCGCGCGCATCATTGATGCGGCCTCGACCGTGGCGCGATCGGCCTCTGTCAGCCAAGGCACCTCAGCCTGAAATGCCTGCCACGCCCTCACCTCCAGCTCGTCGACCAGCACGGCAGACGGTTTCCCGAGTGGACGCGAACTCGGCTCCTTTCGGCTCTTGAACCGCTTCGGGTTCTTCAGCGTTTGGCCGGTTGATTTCGCCTTGGCGAGCGGTGTTCTGGGGTAAGACATTGGCTCTACATCTGGAAACTGTGGCGCGGAGTTTTTGTGACCCGCCGCCGGTCCCAAAGGGGTCGAACTTTTCGGCGACCACTCCCCCCCGTCAGGAATTCTCGCGTGGCGCTGGCGCATTTGAGCCGTGGCAAGCGTCTGTTGTTCCGACGCACGATGGTGCGGACCAAGCCGGTGCCCGTCCCTGCCCTTCCTAGGGCTTCCTGTAGACGGGGTGCATGGGGTCTACCGGCCAGCCGTCGACGCCGGCCTCTGTGCTGTAGCCTCGCACTTCTTGCTGTTGTGCGTCCCGGTTGTGGCATTCATCGCACAGGCTCTCGAATGGCCCTGCGAAGAACCTGCCTTCATCGCCACGGTGCGGCTCGACATGGTGGACGGTGCTGGCCTTCACCACTTTGCCCCGCTTCAGATGGCGGTTGCACAGCGGGTGCCCTGATAGTTGCTGAGCCCTCAGATTCCGCCATCTCGCCGTCTTGTAGAGGTGGCGATAGGCCTTAGCCTCGGGGCTGCGGCGATCGTCTCTCACCAATTGTTCAGCCTTGCGTATCGAGGTAGGCCAGCGAACATGTCAGGCTTCCTGCCTGCACTGCCTTGGTTGGGCGGGTTGTCCGGTGCGCGCTCTCCCGTGGTCGGCTGGTAGCCTGTACGCATATGCGTATGCGATAGAGGCCCAAGCGCCAGCACGAATGCGGCACCGATCAGCGGCGAGAACAGCACCGATGCAATGAACCACCCGATCCCGCTGCGGTCATAGCGGCTGGCGAGGATGGCAACGGCGATGCTGAGCGGTAACCAGAACAGCAGCCAGACGGCGAATAGCTCCATGTCGGTCTCCCTAGATGGCGAGCACAAAGATTGAAGCTGCAACGCCTATCAAGAGTCCCCAATTCTTGCCACACCAGCGCATCAGGAATTCCCCAGCAGCCATTTGAGTAGGGCGACCATGACGGGTGTTCCTATGGCGAGTAGAGCCTGCCCTAGCTTGGTCTCGAAGAACCTGACCAGGATCGACAGATAGCCAGTCATGTGCGTGCCCATTGGGACGCGGGTATGCTTGCCCGTTCTGATGTGATGCTCGACCATGGCCTTTAGATCGCTCAGGTCTCGGCGCATGGCGAGCATCTGAACTGCCAGGTCTAAGCAGCTCCTCAGCAGCAAATCCTCTCGTGCTGACATCCATGTCGGACCTGTGCGCAACAACGGAAGACACGGGATGTGTCTTCCCTGTAGGCCTCACATTCGGCCGGACCTACCCTGAGCGTTCCGCTATGCGGGGTCAGGGTCGATCAGTTACGCAGCTCGCTCGATAGACGACACTGGCACGCGCAATTCCCGGTCTGCGCCCATCAGGCCCATGACCAGCACCGACACGTCACGTTGACCGTCGTCGGCGATGATGCGGGCGATGACGCCTGCCATCGGTGTGCCGGCGACGAACTGCACCCGCTCTGCGGCTTGGAAGCGTGCGCGGGCGACCTCGTCTTTCGATCCCATCAACCCGTCAGCGCGCGCGCCGGCCATGATGACCTGCATCACGGCTTCCGGGATGACGGAAGGCTTCTCCCCGAACTGCACCACGCGGCTGACGTAGCGGTTGGCGTTGATCTTGTGGATGTCGTCGAGGCGGCAGTCGGCGAAGACATAGCGGGGATAGTAGGGTTCCCCGATCCATTCGGTTATGACTTGCCGGCCGCGCCGACGATTCCTGCGAACCTTCGTCCATGGGTAGAACGCGCCCAACCCAAGAGAGCGAATCTCTTGGGTCGAGGCGATCTCCCGCTTGGGATGCGTCATGACGGCAAACCAGCTCATGCCGCAAGCCTCGCGAACTCGCCGTGATGTTCGTAGGCCTCTGCGGCGTAGGCCGCGGCTGCCTCCTCCGTGGTGGCGTAGTGGCCGATGGTGCGGCTGGTGCCGTTCTGCCAGATTTGGGCGCGCCACTTGCCGGATTTCTTGTGCCAGCTGACGCCCTTGAACCCGCTCGTGTTGGTTGCCATCGGCCCGCGGTTGCGCATCTGCTCGGAACGGGTGGCGAGCCGCAGATTGCTGATCCGGTTGTTGTCCTTCGCCGTGTCCCGGTGATCGATCTGCACAGTCGGCCAGACACCATGGACGTACAGCCAGGCGAGCCGGTGCGCGAGATAGAGCACGCCGTCGATCGTGATCTGACGGTGACCGTGCGTATCGAGCCGGCCAGCGACAGCGCCGACGGTGGCCTTGCCACCTCTGCGCACCTTCCATGTGAACACGCCGGTGTTCATGTCATAGGCCAACAGCTCGTGCAGTCGCGCCTGTGTCAGGCCGATCTGCCGCACCATGGGGTCGGGAGCCCGCTCGACGATCGGCTTGGGCGCCGGCTTCGTGAACGGCAATTCGAGCTGCAGCACGAAGGCTGCATCGGTGGCCCTTAGGGCCAAGTGCTTCGGTTTCATTCGTTCTCAAGCTCATGTGACGATGCTTCCAAGAGGCCGCTGGGACGGCCGGTGAGACGCGGGGCCTAGGGTCCTACCTTGGAACCTAGGTTTGTTCCTGTGACGCGCCCAACTTGGATGCCTAGCCTCCGGGGCCGGCGACCCGTCCCACGGGGTCGCCGACGTGTTCGGAAGCACCGGCATGAGCAACCGGAACGAACAGAGATGCGGGGAGGCGACCCGGCAAGGAACACGGATCGCCCTGCATCTCACCCTTACTTATAGTGCAACTATTTGAATTCGTCAAGCATTTCGGGCTTGACACGAAGATGCTATGCAGTGTAGTGTGTTCGATTTGCTTTCGCTAAGTGCTTGATTTACTTGAGTATTCTTGAAGTATTCGAGAACGGTCCAAGTATAACACCACATGCGACGTTCTGCCGCAGGCCGACTTGCTTGCATGTAGGCAGGATTTCGGCTTGCGCCAGCCGACTGATTCGGACGTGGGCGGGCATGTGTAACGTGTAGCTACGTGTTACTTTACGCCCTTCGCTTCCTTGATCAGGCCGGCTATGGCCTCGACGTTCCGGTTGATGCGCTTGGGCAGCGAGGCGATGTCCCGGCGTGATCGTCGAGCCCGTGCCTCTGCCGCCTTGTTCGGGGCAATGCGCTCCAGGCGCATGAGCGTGGCCCTGTCGGTGCCGTCCTTCCTGTCGATGACCGTGCGCACCGTCTGCAAGCCCAGGTTCATCTGCTCAGATATCCAGCGCAGCGACTTGCCGGCCTTGCGGTGCGCGAGCACGCGGTCGCGCTGTGCCTCGCTGCAGGCGAGCGGCCGTCCCGTGTTCTTGGGCGCCACCTTGGCGTTGAACAGGCCGACGTATCGGTTCCACTTGCTGCGCAGCTCGACGTACATCTCGAAATACTTCAGATCGTCGACCAGGTCGCCGCTCCATTCCCAGACGCCGGCATCGTTGGGCACCATGTTGAAGGCTTCCTTCCAACGGTCGATCTGAGCGCCGCATTCCTCCAGCTGGTCACGCATGCGGGTGATCAGGTCCGCCTGCCGATCCCGTTCCTCTCTCAGCTCTGCAGCCTTGCGCTCGTGGTCGCGCTTGGCTTCCTCCAGGTCGAGGCGCGCGTCAGCGAGCTGCTTGCGGAGCCGCTTGACTTCGTCGCTGTCGCTCATGTGTTCATTCCGCGGGAGTTTCAACACACACAAGTTGCGATGGAATGGGCACTTCTGACGATTTCCGGGGTCCGAATAGGGTCCAAAGTGCCCGGTGCCGTATATCTATAGGGCAACCAGCAGCAGAGAGCCGCCCACCACGTAGGTGGTGAGCAGCGCGACCAGCCAGGTCCTGACGATGATCCGGGTCATGCCTTCCCCTTCCGGGTCCGCTTTGGCTTGGCGATGACCGGGGTCGCCGCTCCAAGGCTGCCCAGCTTCACGCCCGATCCCGCATGCGGCCAGATGGCGATTTCCTTCTGCCCCAGCGACGGCTCGCCGTTGGGTCCGTCCTCGTTGACGCGGATGACCTTCGAT